GAGCCGCCAAGAAAATTAGCGGCATTAATAAGCTTTACTTATAATTGCGGGTTAGGCAATTATAGAATAAGCACCTTACGTAAACGAGTCAATGAAGGTGACTGGCTAGGTGCTCAACAAGAAATAAAGCGATGGAATAAAGCAGCAGGACGCGTCTTGAGCGGATTAACCAGAAGACGCAATGCAGAAAGCCTTATGCTAGTTTAAAACTAGTGATTTTTTAACTAACCAATTATATGCTATGGCAACAAACAGTGGTAAAAAAGCGCGTAAGCAAAGTCAACAACCTGACTTTGTTGTAAACAATTTTAAGGAAGTTAAACCACTAAATTATATCCAAGAAACCTATTTGCAAGCAATACACGAAAATGATATTATTTTTGGTATTGGCAGTGCAGGAACGGGTAAAACCTTTATAGCGGCAAGCTATGCAGCCAGTGAACTTTTTCACAGACGAGTAGACAAAATTATCTTAACCAGACCCAATGTAGAAACAGGTCGAGGTTTAGGATTTTTGCCAGGTACACTGGAGGAGAAGTACGCTCCGTATTTGGATCCATTTGATCAAATATTTCAGCGTACACTAGGCAAAGGATTTTATGAGTACGCACTTAAAAATAAAAGCATAGAACCAAAGCCCTTAGGATTTATGCGGGGTCAAACCTTTGAAAATTGTATTGTGTTGTTGGACGAAGCACAAAACGCCACAAAGGATGAGCTAAAAATGATCTTGTCACGCATTGGTAAAAACTGTAAAATGATAATTAGCGGCGACCAAGATCAAAGCGATATAGACCAAAGTGGTCTTGAAGATGCTACCAAAAGGTTAGAAGGTATTCAAGGCATAGAAATAGTAAGATTTTTGGATAGTGATATTGTACGCAGTAAACTGTGTAAGGAAATTATATTAGCATACAAAAGGTAAATTATGGCAAAAAGTTATAAACCAACTAGCGGAATGGCAAGTGCAGCCAAACGTGCACTAAAGTGGAAACAAGAAGGCAAAACAGGCGGCACCTTAGTTGGTTTAGCCAGAGCCAATCAATTAAAAGATCGCGACCCGCTAAGCGGTAGTACTGTGTTACGCATGTACAGCTTTTTTAGCAGACACGAAGTGGACAAACAAGCACAAGGGTTTTACGCAGGGCAGGACGGTTATCCTAGTAAAGGTCGCGTTGCTTGGGACTTGTGGGGTGGTGACGGAGGCTATTCTTGGAGTAAAAGCAAACGCAATCAAATTATGCGGGAACGTGAAGGCAAAGCACTAAAGCTAGTCAACGTAACCAAAATGCAGATTGCAAAGCCGCTCCTAATGGCAGCTGCTCAAACCATCGAAGACTATGCCAACGAGCAAATTAGCGAGCAACTAGACGCATTTGGTCAGTTTATGTATCACGCTGAGCTATTACGTAACGGGCATCTAGACGTGTACTTACTAGATTTACACAAAGTAGATCAGCCGTATCGTGATATACTGGTAATGATTTTTGAAGAACTAGACGAAGGCTACATTGAAATGCCTGGCGAAAGCACAGAAATAGACGACGAAGATAGCGACGAAGACACGCCAACATAAAAAAAGCCCCTAGATATTGTTATCTAGGGGCTTTTTTATTACTCTTCAGCTTTAGGCGGCTGAAGCTGTTCCGCTGCTTGTTTTTGAATTTTTGTAGTAAGTGGATTGGCTACTTTTGCTGGAAGCTCTTGCAAGCCTGCCAACACTATGTTAGCTTCTTCAACCGTGAATTCAAATTTTAGTGTAAGTTCTTTGGTTTCCATATTTATTTAATAGGGCAAGCACCTGTTGCACAGGCTTCATCTACAAACTCATCAAAACTATTAGCACTATCGATATCAATAGGCTTTAAGCTTTGCTGATACTGTTTAAAGGTTTGTTCGTCAACTACTTCTTGCGGCAAGTATAAGTAGCCTAGATCTTTGGCAGTTTTGGTTGGGTCGGTGCGATAAATAAAACTAACGCCAACATAACTATCCCAGTTATTCAACAACCAGCTAATAATATCCGGCACTTCGCTAGGATCGTAGCTGATTGTAACTGACGTATTTTGTTGAGTCCAACTATTTTGAATCAGTTTATATTTCTCCAACTGCTCAATAGCACTGTCTAAGTTAACTTCTTTGCCACTCACTTTATGAAACGGCACGTCTGTCCACTCTACTGGAAAAGTAATCAACACGCCACTAGGGTCAGTAGGATGATTGATTACACTATAGTTTGCGGCACGCAAGACTTCAACAATGGGGTCATATCGGCTAAACTGTACATTATTAAAAATGTACTTGCCTAGCGGCTTGTGTACACCCTCGGTAGTATCCATAATCTTGCTTAGTGTACCCGACGGCTTAATACAAGTAATGTTCTTGGGACGCGGAAGTCCAAGTTCATCAGCCATACCAACAGCAGCTGCAGTTGCAGTACGCTTTAGGTACTCGTAATCATAGCCAGTCATATCAGGACGCTTAGCAATACCAGTTAAACCAACTCCGCATAAGCGCAAGAAATAGTTATTTAAATGCCAGCTTTCTTGTAGGATACCGTCCTGCAAATTAACGCAAGTTTGGCGATAGTTTGCACGAGCTGCCAATCGAATGGCTTCGTGTAGTCCTGCTGTGTCGCCTTTAAACTTAGCAATGTCTGTTTCGGTTAGGTTACAGAAGCTCTTATTACCAAGCAAGATTTCAACACAAGGATTAGCGCCTTTAAACCACGGAGCGCGACGTCGTGCTTCCACTGCGTTAATAAAACCTGGCTCCGAACCACCTGCTTCCAACATCAACTCAAAAATCTTTTCCAAGTCTTTGTACTCAGGCTTTTCGTTGAATACCAAGCTGTTGTTAGACTGTTGACGATGCGAATTGTTATACAACCACCAGTCTTTTTTGGCTACTGCGAATTCTTCCCACTCTGGTTGTCCGTAGTCAAAAAGTGCAATTTCAGCACTGCGACGGCTACTAAGAATAGTACCCAGGTGATTAATAATATCCAGAATATCCATCCTAGTAAGAAGACTATCGGCACGGCCATTAAGAATATTGGCAATAGCACTATAAGCAACGCTAATAGCTTCATCGCCCGAACTAATCCAGCCATAGCCTTTTAACCTTTCACCAGCAGGTCGTAACTGTGAGAAATCAAGTACAAGAGTATCAGCAGGGTACTTACCCGCAAGCAGCTTACCCACAGACTTTGCCCAAGCTTCTGCACTATCTCCAACTTGGATTGACCAAGTTTTAGTTTCAGGATCCCAGGATTCCACATTGTGTTCATTACCGCCCTTTTCAGTACGAGTTGAACGAATTATTTTGATATTTTTAATAGGCTTGCTGAAGCCGTTGAGGGTGCCTACAACTGGCTTAAAGCCTACGCCGCAACCTTGTAGCAACAACCACAAACAGTCTACTACGTCGTATACAGTTTCTACTTCTGTAAAGCTGCAATTAAACTGTGATGCTTCGCGATTTTGCGCTACTTGAGTGCCACCTAACCATAGGGTACGACCACTCATTGACACTTTACGATCTAGCATTAGCTGCTCTAAGTCGTAGAGTTCTGCGTACTCTTTGTCGTTTAGTTCACGACCTGCTGCGCGTTCCCACAACCACTGTTGGTGGTCGATAACGCGAGCCACTGTTTCTTGCCAAGTTTCAAATTGTTTTCCGTCGTCTGAAACTGGTCTGTTATATGTACGACGTGTGATTACTTGTGCTCGTGTACTTGCTGTCATTATATTCCTTTATGTGCCAGTACTGCCGAACCCGCCAGTACCTCGATGTGTGTCGTTCCAAGTGTCTACAAAACTGCAAAGCTCTACACGCTGCACTACTAGTTGAGCAATGCGGTCATTACACTGAATTTTGTAAGGGTCTTCGCCAATATTTTTTAACAACACTTTTATATTTCCGCGATATTCTGCGTCAATGACGCCTACGCTGTGAGGGATTTGAATACCCTTTTTTCCTTGACTGCTGCGGTTGTATACTAACCCAACAAAGCCGTGTGGAATTTTGACTGCTATACCTGTATCAATTAATTTTTGATCGCCAGGATAGATTTCAATTTCTTGGTTTAATTCTTCAGGCATCCACGCAAAAAGGTCAGCACCGGCATCGTAGTGATGTTGACGTTGCGGTAGTTTAGCACCTTTACTAACCAAACATTGAATTGTTGGATAGGAGCTGGTTGTAAAAATTCCTGAGTTAGCACCGATTGTAATAGTATTATTCATTGACATAGGTTTCTAGTATGTTGTTTACTTTTTCACAATTTTCTGTACCCAGCGCTTCTTGGCAGTGAGTAACTAAGTCCATTAGCTGATAGTTTAGCAACAGCTGCTCTTTTGATTCGTTTAGGGCTGCTACGTATTTGTACTTGCTTTGAATAGGAAGATTTGCAATAATGTCGTAAGTACTACCCCACTCTTGCACAAGCTGTTCCGCCCGCTTAGGGCCAATGCCAGGCACACCAGGAACATTATCACCAGTATCGCCCATTAAGCACTTTACACTAATATAGTCTTCTGGCTTAAAGTTGTAGTGTGTATTCCAGTTTTCCCA